ATGAGTGTAAGAAAGCAGAATCTCGTGCTCAAGTAATGAAACAGAACAATGGAACAGCTATCTTTTGTGTAAAAGTAGATATAGAAAGGTTTTTAGATGATAATCGCAACGTATATTGATCATATGGGCAGTGACCTGTCAGTAGTTAATGCTGCAAGAGTTAGTTTCGGTAAGAAAAGTGAGTGGATAACTACTGGGCCTTGTGAAAATGGCAGTGCTGAACATAAAATACTAAGTCCTCGTGATCAAAGGCTCATAAAGTATCTTGCTAAGAACAAACATACATCACCATTCGGTCATTGCTTCGCATCTTTTCATGTGAAAGCTCCAATTGCAGTGGCACGACAGCTTGTAAAACATAAATTCTTAAGATGGAATGAGGTCAGTCGTAGGTACGTAGACTCTGCCCCTCAGTTCTACCAACCAGTAGAGTTCAGATCTAAATCTACAGATAAAAAGCAAGGGTCTGGAGAACCTCTGAAGAATCAACACATTCTCAGTGAAGTTGTCAGGCACACAGGTATAGAAGCTGCAAAACAATATAGATACCTATTAGACATGGGTGTTTGTGAAGAGCAAGCTAGGTTTGTATTGCCAGCTAACACAATAACTGAATGGTACTGGTCCGGTAGTCTTGACGCCTTTGCAGGTATGTGTAGGTTACGTGTAGCACCTGACACACAGGAAGAAACACGACAAGTCGCTGAACAGATTGACACGATCATGGATGAAATATTCCCAGAGTCTTGGAATGCATTGCTGTGGACTTCGTGATGGGTATGGTAGGTGAATTAGAAAATGTACAACGTGAGATCAACAATAAAGAAGAAGAGTTGTACAAGTTAGCCAAGGAAATAACTGAATTAGAACAAAGAGAAGAGGAATTATTAAAACATGTACGAAATATATAGCGTAGCCAACTGCCCGTTTTGCTTAAAAGCTAGGGATCTTATAAGAGAAACTGGAAAAGGTTTCACAGAATACGCTATTGATTTAAAACCTGAAATGCATAAGAACATAATGAAGAAATCTTTGATGAACACTGTACCTATCATCTACTACAAAGACGAACTGATAGGTGGGTACAATGACTTGAAGATGTACTTAAACAAATAAAGAAAGGACGCATCATGCGCCTATGTTATGATATAGAATGTAATGGTCTTACTCCAGACACTATCTGGATGATCGTTGCACAGAACCTAGACACTAATCAAATCTATAAGTTCTCTGATCACGATAACCTACATGGTTCTATCGCTGATGGTGCTGCACTATTGCAGAACGCAGAGCTTCTAGTAGGCCATAACATCATAGGTTTCGACAATGTGGTGATGGACAAACTATGTGGCACTACACTCAATGAGAAACGCTTACATGATACGTGGGTAATGTCTCAGGTGTTGAGGTACAAGCGTAACCATCGTCATGGTCTAGCAGGTTGGGGTGAGAACCTTGGCAACAGCAAAATAACCTATGAAGATGGATGGGATGCATACTCAAGAGAGATGCTCCGTTACTGTGTACAAGACGTTAAAGTTAATGTCGATGTCTACTACAAACTCTTAGAAGAATACAAGAAAGTTTCTGCTTACAACCCTAAGATTAAATTGGGTATGAAAGCTGAACATGAGACAGCCAAGTTCAATGCATTCTGCAAGAACAAGGGCTGGTACTTTGACATGGAGGAGGCTAAGGAATTACTGGGTACTATGCAACAACGTATGGCTGAAATCTCTAACACTATAGAACCCCAGATGGGTACTAAGGTTGTGTTCATAGATAAAGAACCTAAAACTCCTAAGTATAAAAAGAATGGTACATACACCGCGACAACTGCCAAGCTGCTTAGTGAATATTTTGAAACGAAAGTCGGCATCGAAGACACACATCTCGCAGGGCCAGAGTTTTGTTTCCAACGAACTACTAAGGAACAAGCTAAACTTGGATCGCAAGAAGCGGTCAAGGATTGGTTGGGAACAATCGGATGGAAACCCGATGAGTACAACAGAAAGAAAGTAGGACGCGAGTGGATTACTACTGGCCCTAAACTTACAACATCATCACTATCTAAACTTGGTGAGCTTGGCCTTATGGTAGATGAGTACTATGTACTACGTCACAAGGCTTCTCTTATGGAAGGTTGGGTAGAACGAGTGGAGATTACAGATGATAAGAGACTTCATGGTAATATGTGGACTATTGGCACTCCTACCTTTAGAGTACGTCACGAAGTTATTGCTAACCTTCCGGGAATTGAAACACCTTGGGGTAAAGAAATTCGTGGTATGCTTAAGCCTGATCCGGGAACGGTGATAGTAGGAGCTGACTCAGCTGGCAATCAATTGCGTGGCCTGTGTCACTACGTTGGTAACGATGAGTTCACTAAGGAAGTACGCTATGGTGACCAACACCAGCGTAATGCAGATGCACTAGGATGTAGTAGAGGTGTAGCCAAGGGCTATCTTTACGCTTATCTATTTGGTGCAGGTGATGCCAAGTTGGGTCAAGTACTGACAGGTAAAGCCAACACTGAGGCAGGTAGAAAGTCTCGTGCTAATTTCTCTAAGGGCATCAAAGGTTTGGAAGAACTCAAGAAGAAACTTATAAATATCTGGAACAAAACATCTAACCTACAAGGTGATGGATGGTTCCCAGCTCTTGATGGACGCCCTGTCTTCTGTGCTTCTGGGCATCAGACACTAAACTACTTACTCCAAGCTGCTGAAGGTGTGACCTGTAAGGCTGCACTAATGTGGGCATGGGATAAGATTAAAGAAGAGAAGCTACGTGCCGAACCTCGTCTGTTCTACCATGATGAGATGGCATTTCAATCACACCCTGATGACGCTAAACGTGTTGGGGAAATACTAAAAGAATCATTTGCCGCTGGTCCAGAACTCTTTGGAGTAACATGTATGGATGGTGGTGATTATGTAATAGGAGCAAGTTACGCAGATGTTCACTGATAATGCAGTAATACTTGTAGACTCGGATTCAATATACTTCCGAATGGCATGTGTCACAAAGAAACAAAAGGATATCCGAGTAGGTATCGACAATACTATGAGAGAGATCAGACAAAATTGCGGGTCTGATAAGTTACTTGTAGCAATCAAAGGGAGAGGTAATTTCCGAAAGGAGATCTACCCCTCCTACAAATCAACAAGGAAGGAACTTGATGCAGATGTCAAGAAAGCATTAAACTATGGACATGATTTCATGGTGGATAAGTATGGCGCTATCATGGCTGACGATATGGAAGCTGATGATCTTGTTAGTATTTGGGCTGGTGAGTGCCGAGATTCTGATAGGGACTATACAGTGGCTGGGATCGACAAGGATCTTTTGCAAATCCCAGGAACCCACTACAACTTTGTCAAGAAAGAAATCCAACAGATTTCTGAAGACACTGCTAACCTTAAGCTTATGTTGCAATGTCTTACTGGTGATCGGTCTGATAACATTCCGGGAATCAAAGGAATTGGCCCTAAGAAAGCAGAGAAGCTTTTATCTGGAGTACCTATGCAACGCAGGTGGAATAGGGTGCGAGCTGCTTGGCGAGCAAACGAGTCGGGAGATCCTGACATTGCCAAGCGTCTATTAACAATGATAACATCTTGGGAAGAATTAGATGACATTAAAGAACAAATCAAGAAGCATAAGTCGGAAAAGCAAGCGCAAGTTTATAGGGATGTTAAAGACTGACCTAGGTTGCACTGACTGTGGATACAATAAACACCCTGACGCTCTTGCGTTTGATCATTTACCTAAGTACGAGAAGCTACATGATGTTTCTCGTATGGTATCTCAAGACAGAGACATAGGTGCAGTGCTTGAAGAGGTGTTTAAAACAGAGGTAGTGTGCCATAACTGTCACGCTATCAGAACAGCGGAGCGTAGAAATGGAAATACTATTCCAGATCAAACCTTTATCAGCAAACAAAATGTTTGTGAGGAAAGGGAGAACAACTTACAAGACAGCTGACTACAAGCGTTTCCAAGAGGACATGGCAAACATGCTGTTAGGAGAAACATGGAACTTTAAAGACAAGCCTGTCCTCTTCATTGTTTATGCTGGGCTATCTAACAGAGCCTCTGACTTAGACAATGTAATTAAACCTTTACTAGATACATACCAAAATATATTCGAGGAGTTCAATGATAAAACAGTACAAGGAATTATCCTCCAACGCGACAGAGTTAAGCGAGGAGGAGAGTACCTCTGGGTACGAGTTGCAGAAGCAGAAGAACTTGAAGTGGGCTTCGAAGAACTCAAAGACTCGGAAGAAACGCAGCTATAACAGAGAGATGAAAGAAGAAAGGGATTTGTGGTGAAAACTAATTGTGAAAGTTGTGGTAGCTCTGATGCAAACCACGTATACAATGACGATAATCCAAGAACACACTGTTTCTCATGTGGGAAAACAGTATTTAAAGAAAGTAGAAATAACATGAATGACTTAATAGATGATGATGATCTAATAGATAGATCTTTCGGAGCTTCGATTCAAGATATACAAAGCTATCGCAGTTATCCAATGACATCTCGTGGTATCTCACAAGAAATAGTAGACCACTTTGAAGTTAAGATGTCTGTGAATAGTAATGGTAAGCCTGAAGCACACTACTATCCTTGGACTATTGATGGTAGGGTGACAGCATATCAAGAACGTAAGTTGCCTAAGACCTTCAGAACTTATGGAGACTTTAAGAATGTCGAACTATTCGGACAAAGACAAGCAACTTCAGGATTTACGTTGGTTATCTGTGAAGGAGCCATCGACACGATGTCGGTCGCACAAGCCTACAGAGAAAAGTATGGACGTACCTATGCTGTTGTCGGTGTTAGTGCTGCTTCTTCTACCTCTTGTGCTTTGGCTCAAAGGGACTGGATAAATAGCTTCAAGACTGTAGTTATTATGATGGATCAAGATGAAGCTGGTAAGAAGATGACAGACTTCTTAGGTAAGATGATCAAGCCGGGTAAGGCAAAGGTCGCAAAGCTACCTGAGAATGACGCTAACGATACATTAATGAAGCATGGTTGGAAGACCTTGATGGAATGTATTTGGAACGCTCAGAGTTGGAACCCTTCAGGTATCGTAACTGGTCAGCCTATATGGGATCAGTTTATGCAACGTCAAAACGTAGAATGTGTAGCTTACCCTGATTGTCTCAGTGGTTTGAACACAAAGCTAAAAGGAATTAGGCATGGTGAGATTACTCTATTCACTTCTGGAACTGGTAGTGGTAAATCTACTGTCATCAAAGAGATTATCTTGGATCTTCTGTCAAAAACG